GACCAATACGGAAGATAAGGACACAAAATGAGTTACAACGGTACGGGCACGTTCAATATCAACACAGCGGGTCAACCCGTTGTTACAGGCACAACCATCACTAGCACGGCATTTAATTTGCTGACTGCTGACTTGGCTACCGGTTTAACTACCGCATTGACCAAAGATGGACAAACCACACCCACTGCAAACATCCCAATGGGGACGTTCAAAATAACGGGTTTGGGTGCGGGTTCTGCCGCAACCGATGCGGCTCAATATGGTCAATTGCAAACGGGTGCAACCAAAATTGCAACCGTTACAGGAACAGACACATTGACGGGCACTTTAACGCCCGCCCTTGCCGCTTATGCCACAGGCAATTTGTTTTCATTTGTTGCGGCTAATACAAACACGGGCGCAACGACAATTAACTTAAACAGTTTGGGTGCTAAAAGCATTACAAAATCAGGCACAACGGCTTTGGTTGCGGGTGATCTTGTAAGTGGTCAAGTTTATTTGATTGAATACGATGGAACTCGATTTCAATTGATTAACCCATCAAGTACAAGTTCAAGTGTTTCAAGTATTACATTTGGAAGTACAGGGCTAACCCCATCAACCGCCACAAGTGGTGCGGTTACTGTTGCGGGCACTTTAGCCATTGCCAACGGTGGTACTGGCACAACATCAACGACCTTTGTTAATGCCGCAACAAACGTCACAGGAACTTTACCGATTGCTAATGGTGGAACTGGTCTAACTACAACACCCGCTAATGGTGCTTTGGATATTGGTAATGGTACAGGTTTTACTCGCACCACATTAACTGCGGGTACGGGTATTGCAATTACAAATGGATCAGGCTCTATCACAATTGCATCAACTTCAACCGCAGTTTCTCCTATTGGTACAGATATTACATATGGTGATTACACGTTGACATTGCCAAGTGCGGTATCGTCAACCACAACTGCGCCATTTGTACAAACAGTTTCAATTGATGCAAATAAAGAGTTATTACTTATTTATAGAGATTTAGGTTTACAAGCAGTTGTGTTTGATAACAGCACTAAAACATTTGGTACTGTAGTTCTTGTTAGAACAGCGGATTTAAGTGTTGTTTCTTATGTTGCTGTTACTAATATTTCTTCTTCTGCTGTTTTAGTTTGCTCTTTGCCTTCCGGTGGTGCTGGTACAGCACTTGAAACTGTTGTTCTATCTATTAGCGGAAGCACAATAACTGTAAATACAGCACTTGCAACAACTTTAGCTGCGGCAAGTCAATTGATTGCACCAAACACACGATTAGTTACTGTTGGCTCAAGCTATGTTTTGAATTACTATGATGCATCTACAATTCAACAAAGGTTTAGAGCAATTACCGTAAGTGGAGTAACTCCTTCTATTGGCGCTGAATTGGCTTATGCAGGTGGTACTGATGGTTCACTACATCATTCGTATGCAATTTCTAGTTCCGTGTTGTTAGCTTTTAGTAGTGCAACTGGAACAGTTTATACATATCCTATTTCAGTCAGCGGAACAACACTTACGGGTGGAACTGCCGCTACAGTTACAAGTAGCACTTCCACTGATATTGTTACTGGTTTACTCAGTACAAACAATGTAGCACTTCTTTATAGAACAGGATCAACTGCCTCAACCGCTGCTGTTGTATCTGTTACAGGAACTATTGCCACTATTTCTAATGCCACACCTACTATTACGTTAGGAACATACTCGCCACAAATGCAAGTATTTAGTAATCAAGCATTTGTTTGTACTGGAACTACTGGAACTGATCGATTAAATGTTATTACTGATACCGCAGGGGTTGCTACTGTAGGAACAGCGATAACTATTGGATCAGCAAATACTCGAATTTTTGGTTTTTTAAGTACAGGAAAAGTTTTAACCAATCGAACAAACTTAATTGATGGCGCATATCTTCAATACGGTATTTCTTCTGGTTCACCTGTATTAGAAAAAACTTTTGCTGCGATGTATATTAGTACGGGTTTAAATTCTGTTACACAGACACCTTATACATTTCCGCTAAGTGGTTTACCAAACTCCAATACTCTAAGCACTGTTGCTCTTACTTTAAGACTTTCAACTGGAAAAACTGTACCATTTGGAAATTCTAATACGCCATTTAGTTTTTCTTCTGACGGAACATCCACATCAAGACTTCAACAGTCTGCATATACAGTTACCACTAGGGCAGTCAATAGCTCACTTTCAACTGCTGTTGGATGGGGGATATACGCGCCAGTAATAGGGTCTACTACAAGTTTTCAAATAAGAAGGGTTGAATTAACATGAAAAAAATTACTACAACAACGGGTAAATTTGGCCCGTACAACTCTATTGAGATTCTTTCAGACAAATATCACGTTGATGGCGCTGACCTTCCATTTACCGTCATTGGTCAAGGTGAAATTAGTGATGTAGTAGATGGTGACTTTCCGTTGCCCTCTACTACTCCATCTGATGAGCAAACAGTTGAGCAAGGAAAAACGGTTCGCCAAGAACGTAATGCCAAGCTATCTGATTCTGATTGGACACAAGTAGCTGATGCACCTGTGGACAAAGCAGTATGGGCTACATACCGCCAAGCATTGCGTGACATTACTGCTCAGTCAGGATTTCCTTGGACAATCACTTGGCCTGATGCCCCATAACATATGTCTGACATTGATTTGGTCAAATATGGGGTTCTTTGGCAAAAAGTTGAATCAATGGAAGCCAAGATTGACAAGATGGAATCCCAACTAGAAACGCTGATTGAACTAGCCAACAAAGGCCGTGGCGGGTTTTGGATGGGCATGGTGTTTGTGTCTGCAACTTCTACAGTTCTTGGGTATATTTCACACTACTGGTCAAAATGAAATGGGCGATTGCGATTGTTTTAATACTCTCGCAAGCGTCTTCTACTGAATACCGTTGTGTGCGGTGGGCGTGGACGGGTGATGTTTATAACCGCAAAGTTGTTTGCCTACAGTGGGAAAAGGTTGTACGGAAATGATTGATCCTGTAACGGCACTAGAAGGACTACAAAACGCCATTGGGTTAGTCCGCAAGGCGGCTAAAGTAGCCAACGATCTAGGCGGCTTGGCGGGCGTTATTGGGAAGCTCTTTGATGCCCGTAGCCAAGCGACTAAAGCAATGGTTGAGGCCAAAAGGTCGGGCAACAAATCTAACTTTAGCGTTGCAATGCAAATAGAAAATGCGTTGATGCAAACGGCAAAACTAGAGGCTGAATTGGTTTTGCTCTATATGCAGACGGGCAACATTGACGTTTGGAACAAAATCAAAGCTAGAGCCGCTGAAATGGACAGGGATGACGCTATTGAAGCCCGTAAAGCCAAAGATGAAGAAAAAAAGCGCAAAGAGGCCGAGCAAGAGCAAATGGAGTGGGCTGTTGGGATTGTGATAATTGTGATGTTCATTGGTGCTATTGGTTGGGGAATCAATGAGATTACCGAGATGTGTCCCAAGACAGGGTGTGGTCGGTGAATGAGTACCAAAAACAAGCTGACCTTTTCTTCAAGGTATTCGTTAGGCTCTGTGTGGCGTGGTGGGTGCTTGGACTGCTCCGCTTCTTGCCGGACGAGTTGGCTTCAAAAATTGTCAATAAACTACTTGGAATGATTGGACTGTAATGCTATCTTTATTCTCTACCCTTGGCGGTTTGCTTATCTCGGGCTTGCCCAAACTCCTAGACTTCTTTCAAAACAAAGCCGACCAAAAGCATGAACTTGCTTTGGCTAGGGTTCAAATTGAATTGCAACTGCAAATGATGGCTCAAGGCTTTGCGGCTCAAGAGCGTATGGAGGAAATTCGTACAGATCAAATTGCCATGCAATCGGAAGCGCAAATGACAGAAGCGGCTCTAAAGCACGATGAGAAGGTTTTAGAAAGGGCTTCTCAATGGGTTGCCAACTATGTCGGAACTGTTAGACCAACAATTACTTACATCTTTGTTTTTGAGTTGTGTGCCATTAACGCATGGATTGCTTACTACATTTACTCAAGGCCAAGCCTAGTGACAAACATTGATGACTTGATTCGTTTGTCAGACATTATTTTTTCGACAGACGAAATGGCAATGTTGGGCGGGATTATTGGCTTTTGGTTTGGCTCACGGGGATGGTCTAAGAAATGAAAGTCAGCAAGGCGGGTGAGGACTTGATGCACTTCTTTGAAGGCTACAGGGCTAAACCGTATCGGTGCAGTGCCGCGATTTGGACGGTGGGATGGGGGCACGCAATGTACTCAGACCAATTAAACCTACCCAACGTCCGCAAAGAGGGTTACACGGGGCTTATCAGGTCTGATTACCAATTAAAGGAAGGTGACAATCGTGTTTGGTCAAAAGAAGAACTGGTCGATTTATTCAAGGTGGACATCAATACTTTTGAACGTGGTGTTCTTCGATTGTCTCCTAATCTTGTTAACCATCAAAGCAAATTCGACGCTTGCGTTTCTATGGCGTACAACGCAGGTTTAGGTAATTACCAGAGGTCAACCATTCGCATGAAGGTCAATCGTGAGGATTGGAATGGTGCTGCCGAGGCTTTTATAAGTTGGACTAAAGCGGGCGGCAAGGAAGTGGCGGGCTTGGTCAAGCGCAGAAAAGCCGAGAAAGCCTTATTTCTTAGCTGACTTTATAAACACGCTAAAACTGTCAATTGTTACCTTGCCAAAAGGAAGCGGCTCTATGCGTTTTGCGTAATCGTCAAGGGCATCGTTCCAACCCGCATCGTAAGCCGCGCATACAGCATCTATAGAGGCTTCTTGAGCGCCTGTCATGCGTAGCAATGCAACCAAGTCATCTTTTGTCATTGTTTTGCCTCAAGTGTTTACCCGTTAAGCGCATGATCCAACAAGATTGGCAAATCCACTTATGCCCCATATCAATGCCCCCCTCGGGAGGCTTGATTTCATCACATTTATTACAATTTCGTAATTTATGGGATGGTTGATTGCCGCCTAGACCGAGTGGATACATTGCCATTCTCTTTCATTTCTGCCTGAATTGGATTTAACTGTGTTGCCTGTCAATTGGATAAGCCCAATGATTTTCATTTCATTTAAGCGCCTGGCTACCTGATTGGGGTCTAAGTCTGTACGGGCTGAAATCCCGTCTTTGCCCAAAGCACCGTGTTTTTGTAGGCACTCCAAGATGGTTTGGTGATGTTGAGAAACAGCGTCTTTGATCGACTCCGCTGCCTCAAATGAAGTCACGGGGTCATTGGCTCTTACTCTTGGAAATTCGGGAAATATTCTGTCAAACATTCTTTTGTAGTCCATGATTGTTCCTAATTGGTGGGGGGATCACTGTTCGTCCGCAAGGCTTAAAGTCTTTACGCAGCTTTCCCCCCGTAAACTTAAAAATTTATATCATCATCTTCTTTAACTTTTGGCGTGTTGAGATATGCCCAACCCGACCAACCGCCATCCATCAAAGGAATGTTGTCTAACTTCAACATAGGGCCGTTCTTGGTTTCAAGAACCGATCCAATGTTTGTGTAGCGGAATTTTTCCACACCCTCTTTGTTTTTGTATTTACCCGAAATAACGGTAACTTCATAAATTTTAGACATTTTTAATTTCCATAAGTTGAGCAATTTTTATATCAAGTTCATTTAAGAATTTGATAATTTCTTCTTCCATTAGTCTGATATACATATTGTCCCGAGGGACACGTTTAACAAACATTTGAAGTTCTGCGGGTAGACGATTGTCAAAACTGACAAAATCACACCATTCACGGTCTGTGCAAGCCATTTGGAATTGCATTTGCGTGTTGTATTTGCCTGGCACTGTCTGACTCAGCAAAGTCTCAATGTGGGTGGCGGTGTTTGGACACTTAATCTCTAACAAGCCATCGTCCCCCACAAGCCCGTCAGGAGACGCACCCGCCATGATGATTGATGGGTGAGGTACAAACCCCACTTCATCTACTAAAACGTCTTTGAGCGACTCATAAGCGGCTCGGGCAAGGGGTTCTGTATCTGTGCCATGTTGCATGGCAGCATTGGTAAAACTTTCCCCTTTTTCACCCGTTAAGCGTTCACACACCAACTGAGCCATGTAGTTATCACGGGTTGCTGAATAGCCCGTTTTGGTCTTAGCAAGCACATCAGCCACACGGGATGCGGTGACTTTGCCAATTCGTGCCGCAAACCATTGGTCTGAGCGTTGTTCAATCATTTCAATCATCATTTCTCCTATTTGACGTTTACGCCACATTACAGTTTTGCCTTAATTTCATCTTTTGCTGCGATGACCTTGATCTGCCAAGCCTTATCACCATCACAAGCGGCATAAGCTACTTTAAAAGCCAACTTCAATTCGTCTGGTGTTTTGGCGTTGTGGATAGCTAAAAACAAGTCTGTCATGCTGTTTGGGTCAATGGTTGACTCAGGCTCATTACCTTGCGGAAGATCATCACCCGCATAGATGTATAACCCGAGGCCATGCAAGCTAAGTGCCTTGGTCATGCAACGCATAATGGCGGTGTTAACTTGGAAAGCATCAGGGCTTTGGATGGCCTTGTTGCGGTGATCCATCACGGGTAACTGGCAAGTCATTGGCTTGTCAAACATAGTGACCGTGACCCAAACCATTGCAGTGCCGTTGATGTCCATAAAGCATTTGTCGCCAAACATTTCCACTTTGAACGTGGCTTTAGCGTCAGCTTTAAGTGCTTCAGCCCATGCCCAAGCCCATGACAAATAGGTTAGGTTGGCTTTCTTTTCCGTATGCTCATTGACATTGAGTTTAAGTAATTCTTGGACGTTCATGCTTCTTCCTTTAAATAAGCCGTAAGGCGTTTGATTCGGTCTGAGTGGTAGTCACCCATGCGCTTTGCGTATTCTTGGGCGCTAAGTGCTTCTAATAGCTTGCGTTGTGCCATTTCAAGTTCTTTAGCCGCTAACTCTTTTGCTGATGGCAAACGCATATATTCTTTGATTTGGTCAATCATGCTTACCCCCGCCATGCAAGTAAGACACCAATGCCGCCAAAGATGACGATGGCTAAAACGCACTCAATAAGTGTTTGGATAATCTTAGATTTCATTTTGTTCTTTCAGCATACGAGCGTGGTGAATCTTGGTTTCAGACATGATGTGTTGAAATTCGGCTAAAGGAAGATCACAAGAAATGTCATCACCTTTTAGGTTAAAGACAAACACATCGTAGATTTCCGCTGAGTTGTGGTCATGCGGCAGATTGTGTTCTGCGGGGTAATAGTCATAACCGACTTTGACGCTTTCAAGCGTTGTGCCATTGTCATAAGACACAACGTCATCAAAGTAATAGTGGAGTTTGAATTCAGTCATGGTAATTCCTTAAATGGTTGCCAAACGCATTGCACGTTCTGTTGCTTCTGACCAATTAGCAACCCATTTAAAAGACAAAGTACCCTCAATTTCACGGGCAGTAAATTCACCTTGATAACCTATTGCAAAGGTAAAGGTGCGTTGTTTGTTGTCTCTGGTGATCTTGACCCATTTGCCATTAGTGCGAATGGTTTTCTCTGTGAAACGTGTCATATTGACTCCTTAAAAGACCCCATGCGATTTGCTAGGGCATGGCGTGATTGTATAGATTTCTATACGTTAATCAAGACT